TATAGCAGACAGAATTATTACTGAGTGCGAGCTCAGGAGTATCGACCCACCACTGTCCTGTCTTAGCACTACGCATACGCTCATCAGTTAGATTAGATAGACTGATAAGTGCTGACCTACGCACACCACCTACCACTACCACCTCTGCTATCTTACACATCAGACGGTGACATTCATATGAGTTCAGTTTTCTACCTGACGCATTACGAAAGATGTTAGTAGAGAAATGAAACAAATCAAGTAGTGGTTCAGGACCACTAGCCCTGCCACCGAATGTGTTGAGCCTAGAACCTTTAGGTCTGACCTTAGATGTATCCCAATGAGGTATCTCACCATCGAATAAATAGCTGATTAGTTTTCTGAATGCTGACTGCCAACCTTCCTTACTATCCTGTACTACAATAGTATCATCTACTTCTACTACTTGCTCAGGTATCTCTGGTAGTTTATTGATGAACTGTCTCTCGACACTAAAGCCTACACCAGTACCGTGCATAAGAATGTATAAGCACTCATCGAATGCCTTCGGGTGGTCTACACTTAGGTAAGCACAGTTGTACCCTGCTATATTATTATCTTTGAGTGCCTTACCTGCTGTCATCAAGGCTCTCATACTAGGCATAACCTCAAGGTTCAGTACCGCTTCTTCCAGTATCTTCCTAGTCTTAGGAACTAACTCTTGATTAGTGTTTTCTTTCAAGTGCTCTTCCATAAAATCGAAGTAACGAGCGACAGTCTCTTCCCAAGTCTCTCGTCTGTTTTCTTCGGGTAGCCACCTAGCGTACCTGCTGAGTGCTATAAAATTTTGATAGTCATTTGGTAATGTCTTCACTTAAATATCCTCCTCTCTTCTTGTTCTCTTTCTTTTTGTCTGTAATAGTTTTAGTATGCCACAGTCTATCATACCTCAAGGCATACTCCAATTTGTTTTTGACGGGGTGTGGTCTGCTAGTCTTCATCTATAGGTTCAATCTCTATATTTACCATCTTCTTCCCACTGTCATCTAGGTATGTCTTATAAGTTAACCGTCCGTTCCTGTGCATAAGAACAGCATCTGTTATTCCTTTATCATAGCACTTAACTCCGTGCCTCCACAATATCAACGCACCCATTATCAATATAGCTGACATTAATAGTATGAAGTTTTCAATTGATATCATCCACATCTTCAAACTCCTCTCTCTTTAAAATTAATTTATCCTCGAACTCGTGTAAGATATCTTTTGTTTCTATATCTAATATTTCACACAGAGTACAAGGGTCTATGTCTTCTTGAACTATTCGTTCCTTCAATTCATTCAGGGTCAAAGCCACCTTGTCCTTCCTCTTGTTCTATAAGTTTATCTAAAAACCATCTAGCTTTCTTCAAGTCACACAAACCATCCTTGAACCTCCAACGCGAGATATACTTCTGTACATTTGCTGTCAGATAATCCATCTTTTGGTCGATGATAAAATCTATGACCTCAATATCACCCTGCTTATAGTGGGCAGGATTTATTTTCTGGTTCACTGGTGAACTAGATTGTTGTTTATCCATATCAGATGTATCTAATACACCTTTATATGAAACATCGGTAACAAGCCAATCTTCCTTCTTGACATCTGTACTACAGTGATGACAAGTAAAATCAGACCAAGAAAAATGATACACTCTACTTAATGTATGACAATGAGGACAGAATATATCTTTACCTCTTGAACCTGCTCTAGTATTTTTATTTACTGTTACTTCGTCCATTGTTTTAGTTCCTCTATTTGTTCGGTGGAGAATATTTTAATGTCATACTTACCACACCACTGAGTGTAAGTAATCTTGTTACCCTTAGCTACTTTGGAATCAGGGCGAGGCATCAAGAAGATTAGTTCCTTGCCTTCAAAATTTAATTGCTCAGCGATAGCCCTATACTTCTGTCTATCCCCGCTCCTGAAGAACCCTTTAACCTCGATATAGAACTTACCCTTAACAAAGTCAGGGGTGTAGTTCTTTCGTATCGTATAGGCTAACCTACAGGGCTCATACTTCCATTCCTTACCTAGTGCTATGGAACATTCCTTCTCTAACTTAGACCGAAACTTTATTGCCATCTTTATCCACCTCTATAACATTAGGAGTATTTACGGTCTTAACTAAGTAGCGTGGTCCATTAGCATAGATGAATGTTCTAAGGTCATCACCCCAACACTCGTGCTTGTAAGCACAATAGCTACAGCCTACACCTAACTTCATATTACCTGACTTACCATCAGCCACAGGTTCATAACATCTCTTAGGTGGCTCGACTGACTTAACTACTTCCTTTATATGCTTAATTCTTTCAGCTATAGAGAAGAAATTAAGTTTAGTCCAGTACCATTGAGACTCATCAGCCATATCATACTTCAGGTAGGTCAGATGTCCATTGGTCTTATCCATAACTAACCAACCGAATTCAGTATCACCCTCAGAATGAGCGTAGCCTTTGATTTGGTCTACGTATCCAAATGGGTCATCATTAATCAGAGAACCATCTTTGAACTTCTTGAACCCGTAAGGTGATGAAGACTTAACATCAGTTAAGACACCATCAATCTTACAGTCCATAGACCCTTTGATACCATCTACCTCTGCTCTCTTCTGTTCATCAGTAACTTTATGTCCTGAAAGTTTCGCTAGAGCCAGTACCATTTCCTCTATCAGATGACCGTAGAGGAATTTTATGCGGGTATGAGGCATAAGTTCCTCACCCTCGTATCCATTATAAGAATACCACAGTTGTCTATCCTTCTTACCTATGTTAGACATACGGAGTTTACGTCTATCAAACTCGTGTTCTGTAATATTGTTTCGTAATATTTCCTTCACATTTTCACCAAATGCTTCAATTACTTTTTCGACATCTACACCTTCAGGAATTTCTTTGGTGTCTATCATTTGATATATGTCTTTTACTAATGTTTCTGTACTCATTGTCTTGCCTCCTTGTTGTCTTTATGTCCATATTCGTCAACATCGTCATTATTATAGATACAACCTAATGGGGAGATATCACAATTAGGATATGAATAACAACCTAAATGTGAACCTTCGTCTTCTCTATTCTTACTATCTTTTGTAAACCTTGTTATAAAATCATCTATTCCATTAGACCTATAATGTTTCTTAGGGTAACTGTTTTCTACATAAGGATGCCACCTTCCAGTTGTATAGAAATAAGCATACAATTTATCTTTCTTTATCCATAACATAGAAGCACCCTTCTTAACTTCATATTCAATACCTTTAGACTTTAAGTATTTCTCAACATCTTCTAATGTGTCTGTTGCCACGTTTTACCTACCTTATATTGACCGTCCAGTGGACAGTTTAAGTTAAAAGATTTACCTGCTTGTACTATTGAACCAACCGCTAGACCTCCGAAGAAATCTGCTTGGTCTTCCCTGACTTCACATTGGAACTCATCGTGCACATTTAGTACAAACTTGTAGTCTATATTATATAGCCTTGCATATCCATCTAGCAATACCAAAGCCTTCTTCATAATCACCGCACCTGCACTCTGTAATAGAGTGTTTAGAGATGCGTGTTGTGAGCGTATGTGTAGCTTACGTCCATCTAATCCAGTCACCCAACCTTTCTTACTAGATTTAGTGACCTTATCTCGCAGTTTCTTTAGTGCAGGAGTATTGTCAAGAAAGTTCTTCTTGAGTTCACGACCACGCTTAGCACCACCACCTGCGACCTGACCTATCTTAACATCACCCGCTCCATAGAGGAACGCATAGATGAAAGTCTTGGCTTGGTCTCTAGTCTTTAGTCCTGCTGACTTCTGATTAGCAGTATGAATGTCACCAGTAACTACTTCTTTCGTGTACTTATGGTCATCCATATAATGTGCTAACATTCTCAGTTCGAGACCACTAGCATCACAACCTACTAAACTATAACCGTCAGGTACAGTCCATAAGTCTCGACAGTCAGCACCATAGCCACCCTTAAAACCCCATAAGGCATTACCATCCTTATCAAATCTAGTGGCTGGTACTTGAGCACAGTTAGGTTTGGAATGTGTCATCCGTCCCGTCACCGCACCACAAGGATTAACTTTACCGTGTACTCTACCCGTGTTATCATCAATAGCCTCTACCCAACTCTTGACCATAGCGATACGCTTGGTCAGTGTCAAGTAATCCACTATCAACTTTGCTTCAGGTATGTTCACAGTCTTCAGAACTTTCTCATCTACAATCACATTACCCTTATCAGTATGTGCTTTAGGTTTCCAACCGAAGTGCTGTAGATACTTAGCAATCTGCTGACGAGAGCCGAGATTGAAATCAGGATACTCATAGTATCCCCACTGAGTCTCACCCGCACCTGTTCTCTCACCTATGTGTTGCCAACTAGCACCTTTATCTAACTGTGCTTGGTATCGTTTAGATATAGAACCATCTTTATTCTTAGTCTTACCATCAGGAAAGTTAAGTGGTATCCATACAGACAGAGGTTCAAACCTCTTGTGTACTTCATCTTCTATATCCAGTACCTTCTCTTTCATCTCAGCGAGTAGTTCATAAGCCCTCCTCTCATTTAGTATCATACCGTTTTCGGTCTGACCTTGAATGATATTAGCAGTCTTGTGTTCTATCTCTGATGACGCTGTATTCTCTTGTTCATCGAGGTGCTCATATAAAGCCTTAGTAACCCTGACATCCTGCTTACAATACTCTAACATCTCTGTACTGTACTCTTCCCAACCACCTTGATAGCTACCCTTGTAATTGCCGAGTCTCTCACCCCAAGAGCGTAAGCTATGCCCACCCTCTAAACTAGGGTTGCTAAGTCTAGAAAGTACAAGAGTGTCCCGTAGATTAAAATCCCAACGAAAGCCACTAAGCCTACGCAGGATAGGAACATCAAAAGAAATAATGTTGTGTCCAATAAGCGTGTCGACATCCTCCGATGCCAACCAGTCTCGAAAATATCCATAATTATTTTTTCCTATAAAGTTATACATTGTAGACTCACCGTTATCAAGCATCGCACAGATGCAGTGTACTCGATTAGCTTTAAGTCCGTCCGTTTCTATGTCAAAAAAAGCTGTCGACATCTTCAAATACCTCCGTCAGTCTACCTGTCTCACTATCATATTGTAGTTTACAAGCCTTACCAGTTAAACCTGAGAACCTATTCTTTAGAACCCGAACAGTCGTCTGGTTTCTTATGATAGGGTCTTCTGCCTGTTGATTACGTTCTAAACCTAAGACGATATCAGACAGTTGTGCGATAGAGGACGAACCCCTTAACTCTGCTAAACTTATCTGTCCACCGTCCTCGTGTGCTTTACCCACAGGTCGTTTTAAATGAGAGATGAGGAATAATCCTACTCCTATCTCTTGTACTATCTTCCGTAGTTTAGTCATTATGGCATCAATCGTCTTACGTTCATCTAAGATACCGTGTTGGTCTGACACTACTATAGATAAGTGGTCTAGGACTATCCACTTACAATCGAATGATTTAGCATAAGTTCTAATCACATTCAATAGAGAGTCTTCCGACATACTACCGAAGTGGTCATAGAAATATACATTCTTATCACCTACTGACTTCTGCCATAGAGACTTCTTGTCTTCAAGGCTTAACTCTCTCTCATACTGTGGTATGTGGATAGGTACGTTAGCCTCAATAGACATCAGACCTTTCACACTACGTTCAATAGACTCTTCCAAGTGAATGATAGCTAGGTTATCGTCAGTAGTATTTAGTATGTATGCTTCCAGTTCCTTGACGACACTGGTCTTACCCATACCTGCACCACTGGTGATAGTTACTAACTCTTTCTCTCTGAAACCGTAGGTCAGTCTGTTTAGACCTACATACGGGTAATCTACAGTCCGTACATCTTTATCTCTCAATATATATTCCCAAGTATCACTACCTTTAATGATACCTGCGGGTGTGTAAGACTCTGCTGACCACCAAGCGTTAGTGAACTCTTTAATCTTACCGTTCATCAACATCTCACTAGCGTCCTTCATAGGTAGTTTACATACCTTCAGTTTGCCGACAGAGATTATATCCTGTACAGATTTAACTGCTTCCATACCTGCTTTATCTTGGTCGAAACATAAGACGACATTATCGAATGACTCTATGTACTCAAGATTATCCTTGACGTCCCTAGACGCTGAATTAGAACCGTTCTTCAGTGAGACTACCTGCCACTTGCCATCAAACATTTCGCTGACGGAAAGGGCATCTAGTTCGCCCTCACATATAGTTAGGTACTTACCTCCTGAACGATTTGCTCCCTGCCCGAAAAGAC